CCGGGTCCACGACCTTGTAGACCTCGTTCTCGCGCGCGATCAGCATCCGCCCGTAGCGGATCAACCCGGCAGACGCGTCCACGATGACCGGCGTCTGATAGGTGACGCGATAGGCATTCTGCCGGTCGATGAGGTCGAGCAGCTCTTGCGTGTTGTTCCCCGCCGGTCCGGGAGGGCCAGCGAAGTTCAGCGACAGATCGGTCATGCGGTCGGACCTCTTACTATGGTCAATTCAAGATCGGCGATGAAGAAGCGGTCGGCGCCGGGCGGCGTCGCGAGCAGGTCGGCAAGCATCGTGAAGCGGCCCGTGGTGTCGCTGATGCCGGCCAGCGTGGCGGGCAGGATCCTGCAGGTGATCTGCCGGGCAACCGGGTTGAAAATGCGAAAGCCCTGGTCGGCATCGCTGGCCGCCATCTCCAGGGTGAAAGCCTCAGGGTCGGCTGCCCAGCGCTCGAAAGTCGCCTCGAAGATCCATCCGCTGATATTCAGCGGTTCGGCCAGGCGGGCGCCAAGCGTCCACGTGGCATAATAGCCGACGCTTTCCTTGGCGGCGAAACGGGAGGGCATGACGCATGTCTCCTCGGGCGGCAGAACCGTCCGGTCTGAAGATGATGAGAGCTTGGAGAGGGGCGCCGTCAGGCGCCGGGGAAAACCTTGATGATGTAGCCTTCGAGGGTCAGACTATCGGCGCCGTTGGCAAGCTGGCCCCGAATGGTCAGCACCTTGTCCGTGCTGGTGTCGATCGCAGACGTCGCGTGAGCCACTGTGCCGACACCATATGGAGATGTGGTGTTGCTGCGGGTGATCAACTGGGATGCTTCGCTGTTTCGGTTCGCGATGCGCATGAGCGCGCCCGCTTTGCCATTGCTACCCAGCTGCCAGGACTGAACCACCCCGCCATCCAGAACGATACTGACGGTCTTGACATTCGCATTGTCGGGGGCCGTCCAGAACGTCTGTACTTCCATCGACCCATTCGGACCCAGAGCACCGCCCGGCAATGTCAACGTCACAAAGTCATGCGTAGCCGTGCTGCCCGTCCATGCGGCCGACGCCGCACCATTCTGGGCCAGCATGTACGGCGCTTTCAACTCGGCCCGCAGCGCCGTCGCGCTGGCCATCGTCAACAGCGCCCGCCCCCATGACGTGGTCGCCAGTGCGGCGATGGCCGTCAGGTCCGCGTCCAGCGGCTGCTTTCCCGCCAGGGCGGCGGCCGTGGTCGCGGCAAAGTTCGGGTCATCGCCCAGCGCTGCCGCAAGCTCGTTCAGCGTGTCGAGCGTGGTCGGTGCGGAATCCACGATCATCGCCGTGATATAGGTCGCCAGCTGCGACGCCAGCCAGCTCTTGTTGACGCCGCCGACCAATCCGAAAATCTTCTCCGGTCCTGCCAGCGGTCCACCCCCCGGCAGGGCCGAACCCTTTGCGTCCGCCATATTTTTATCCCAGCAAGAGTTGCGAGCCGTCTTCCAGCAGGAACCGGCCACCATCTTCGAGCAACAGCCGACCGCCGCCCGTTTCCGCCGCCGGCGTCGTCACCGGACCCAGTACCAGCCTGTCGGTTCGTTCCGCGCCGATCTGGTAGGATACGGCAGCCCAATAGGTGGTGCCCGCCATGACCCCGGGGATCAGCATGTCAGTGGCCGAACCGGTCAGCGTGCCGGCACTGATCCATGCGGCGTCATCATCCGCATCCGGCGATGCCGATCCGGCCGCATAATCGAACAGGATGCTGGTCACCGTATCGGAATCTGCCGCTCCAGTGATCCGCAGCGCGGGCGCGGCGAGGCCGTCGCCGCTCACCAGTTCGGCCGTCAGGGTCCAGTCGCCAGCACCTGGCGCACCGCTGAAATCCGGCGTCGGATTGTCGATCGCCACCGAACCGTCGTCCAATTCGTCATCTGCCGTCCAACCATAGACGTCAGTTCTGATCTCGCGCAGCGTAAGCTGGTTCTGCCAGCCCTTGTCCTGACTGTCGCTTTCGACCCGGTAGACGATCGCCACAGGCTCATCCGGCACCGGGCGGACGCCGTAGCGTTTCGAGGTCCAGCGGATCCAGTCACCATGCTCGACACCCACCAGACGGGGCGGCAGGGTCAGGCTGCGGGTGCGCCAAAGCCGTCCCATCCGGCGCTTCATCTCGCCCACGCGCTGGGCCTGAGTGCCCGAGGTGCAAAGCGTCAGCGCGGGCTGGGCCACCTTGGGTTCGCCATCGGCAAGGATATCTGCCGTGTCGCGACGCACCGGGGCGCTGTGATCCTTCCACTGTTGCGTAGGCTCGATATATTTGACCGCGACCGTGTTGACCCATTCAGCATCGGTCTGGGTGCGGAAATCGCTGCTGTTGACGCTTGATCCGACAACAAGGTCATCGTCGGTGATGTCCCATAGCACCGGCTGCGCGGCGCCGGGCACGATCTCGATCGAACCCTCCCGCTCGACTGTGTATCCGCCGCAGGCCGATGCGATATCGTCATCTGTATCGATGTATTTGTCGTCGCCGCCAAAGACGCCGCCGATGCGATAGCGCGGCTCGGTGCCGCCCGCCTTAAGCGCGACGGGCTCATCACACAGGTTGGCAGGTGCGAAGACATTCTCCGGCGGCTGTTCGATGGCGGACAGGCCGCGACCCAGCAGCAGCATGGCCGGATCATCGACACGATCGCCGGCATAGATCCCGCGCGCCCAGGTGTACCGGCAGTCGATCGGGTTCTCCGACCATTCGCGGGTCGATGGATCGTCCCAACGGTGGGCGCCCGATCCGCCGACGCTGCTATCCTTGCGCGCCTGATAGCAGCGCAGGCCCTTGACTACCCAGAGGAACGACGACCATGGCGAACCGCTGGTCCAGACCGGGTTCTTCGCGTCCGACTTGTCGGCCTTCCAAGCGACGTAGACCTTGGCGACGCCGCGCCCGCGATCGTTCGCGGTCCACGTCGGGACGCCGCCCACCACAGGACAGTTCGCCAGTACCCAGGCCGGCACCTCATCGTCCCATGCGCCCGGCCGCCAGTCGACCCGAAGCTGGTTCTTGTAGCCGGCGACCAGGCCATCGCCGGTGAAAGGCACCCACTTGTCCTGCACATAGAAGCCGCTCAGCGCCTCGCAGCGATGATCAGCCAAGGCGAAGATCGCGACTGTCCAGTCGGTCCCATATTTGCCGCCATAGTTGAAGATGTCGACCAAGCTGCCGCCGGTCGAGCCTTCCCCAAAAATCCCCTCGCGCGCCGTTTCGCCGATTGTCAGTGTGTTCTTGCTGGCCGTGCGCGCCTTCATGCTGGGTGCCAGCAGCACCGTCGCCACGGTCATAATGCCCTGCGCGATCAGCACGGGATTTTGCGTCGCTATGCCGACGCCAATCATTACCACGCCGGTGATGGCGGTCGCGACCTTGCCCATGTCCCGCCTTTCAGTCCGCGAAGGTCCAGGCGGCCACCATCGCTGAACGAGGGCAGCGCAGGGTGCCATGATCTCCCGGGCCCGCGAGCGTCTCACCTTCGACCAGCATCAGCATCATGCCGTGATCCGGGCAGAACACCCCGGCAGCATCGCCGCGTCGCGCAAGCGCAGGCGCGATCGGCGTCATGTGAGCGCTGATCGCCGCTTCAAATCCGCCCAGCCGGGCGATCACGCGGGCCGCTCCCAGTTCGCTTGACCATTTCCGGCCGCGCATCAGGTCAACCCCCGCCATGGCGAGAACGGCGCCGGCATAGAAACTCACGCAATCATTGGCCTTGGAGCCATAGGCGAACGGCATGGTCCGGCGTTCCGCGAGATAGCGGTCGAGGGCCTCGAAATCGCGCATTGTCAGTCGGCTGACGAGGGCTTGCCGCCCTGATAGACAGTTTTGGTGCCGGCATAGCTGCAGTGCTTGAAGAAGCCGTCCAGCGGATCGATCGTGCGCTGATCCGCATCGCTCCGCATCCGTTTGCCCCTCCGCCCCATGCCGCGCGCCGAAGTTTCGATAGAAATGGTAATGGTCGACGTGCCGCCGATGACGTCTTCGACAGGTGCGCTATCGACCCGGCCGCGCCGGAAAACCCGACTGTCCAACCGCTGCTTGCCGGACCCGTCATAGATCATGCGATAGACCTTGGCCGGCGCCTGCTGGACTTCACTCGCATCGAACAGCGCCGCGATGTCCGGATCGATGCCGGAAAGGCTCAATGTCATTGCCTGCTCGCTGGTGCCGATGCTGCCGCCGGTCGAAAGGCCTATGCTGCCGTCGTCCACCCCGAGATAGATGTCGCCGTCGATCTCGGTCGGGCCAATGCCACCCCAGACGAACACCGGGGGATCGCAATAGATAGCCAGCGCGCCGGTTACGATCGCTTCGCCGCTGGCTAGGGCTGCTACGGCCTCCGGGCTATAGTCCTTCATGCTAGCGTCACCTGCACGGCGCTGATGACGCCGCCGGCCTCCGCATGGCTGATCACGATGCGCGGCATTTTCGTGTCATCCAGCAGCTTCATAAGACACATCGGATTATCGAGGTGGGCGATAGCGCCGGGCGGCACCACATCATGGACCGATGGCTCGACAACCACGCTGATTGTGCCATCGGCATCCGACTGTCCACCGCCAGTCACCGCGACGAGGAAGCGGCGATCGGCGTCGCCTTCATCCGCGTCGGCGCTGTCCCACTTGAAGCCGATATAGTCGCCCCAGCCGAGCTTCAGACCCGACGGGACATCGTTGAGGGTCAATACTGCGTCGCCATCGGCATTTATCGTCTGCGACCAGCCGCCAGCTGCGCCCATGAAGGGCATGCCTGCGACGGTCAGCATGTTGCGGAACCCCTTGCAGTGCGCCGCCGGGTAAGGCCGGGACAGGTCATAGCCCAGAAACACACGCTGCGCCCCGCGCCGGCTGCGATAGAAGGCGATCCATTCATCGGCCACGGGGAATTCTAGATTGGCCAGGTTCATCGATAGGGACCAGCGCGGCCAGCCGATCTGCACGCCGCCCATCCGGCCGCTCGTTTCCGGCGCCACCAGATCTTCGCGCTGGGGCTGAAAGGTCAGACCTTCCACGCCGAGGGACGGCATTACGGCCAACTTCGCCATCAGCGCTCTGCCTGCAACATGCGACCATAGCTCCGCTGGTTGCCTTCCACGACCGACGCTGCGCCCTTTGCAGCGCCAGTTTGCGCCGCCTGGTCGTTGCCCTGCTTTATCGTGTCCCAGAATTGGTCATTGGTCATGACGCCCTGCATGTAGATGTGCGTGTCGCCACGCGACCGATCGCCGCTATCATCGTTACCGCGACGCACGTTGACCGTCTCTCCGGCGGTGCCCCAGAATTGCACGAGGTTGGTATCGATCCCCGGCTTCCCGCCGATTTCAAAACTGCCGCCAGTCGCGAAGCCCGGGAGACCTGCGAAAGCGCTCGATACGGCGTTGCTGTTGAGGACGATATCGCTGCTGCCGGTACTTGCCGATCCGCCGAAAATGGTGGTGAAGCCTCCAAGGATCGAGCCCAAAATACCGCCGCCGGATCCGCCGGCTGCACCCCCTTGCCCCATTGCTTGCCGGAACAGGTTGAACAGCGTGTCCGCAAGATTGTTCAGCGCTTCTTCCATGCCGCGCGACACTTGGTCCTTCCACCAGTTCTTCGCGAAGCTCTTTAGATCGCCGTCCATGGCAGCGCGGAACCCACCCCGGAAAACATCACGCCACTGGCCCTGCTGCCGGGCGGTTTCTTCCTCATCCATCTCGCGCGCTGCACGGTCGCGGGCTTCGTCCTCGCCGACCTTGCCTTCACCATCTCGGTAATATTGCTCGGCGCGGCGATTAAGCTCCGCTGCCCGGGCAGCCGCGCGCTGGCGATCGGCGCTATCATTGCGCAGGCGCGATAGCTCCACCTCTCTCTCCAGGGCCTGCGATTGCGCCAGCTTGGCAGCGGCGTCGGCGCGGGCGATATCGACCTGCACAAGATCGTCCGCCGCCCGCTTTTGCGCCTCCAGCAGCGTCAAGCCCTTGCCCTGCCAGAAGGTAGTCCGCTCTTCGAGATAGGCCTTGTCGGCTGCCAATCGCGCCATCTGCTCATCACCGCGAATTTCGGCCAGTTGCTGATCAAGAGCGTTCTCAGCGCGAGCTACCTCGCGCGCATCATATTCGGCCTCGGCCGCCTTTATCTCCGCAATGTCCTTTTCGGCCGCCAGCTTGGCAGCGCTGGCGCTCAGCCCGGCATCTTCATAGTCGCGCTGGCGCTGGAATATATCCAGCTTGTCCTGAAGCCGGCGCATCTCATCCTTGTCGTCGCGTGCGCGGGCAACCGCCATCTGCTGCTCGAGCGCCATCTGTTCGCGGCGGTTGGCCAGATCCTGCGCGGACGGTCCTTTCGCGCCCTTTGTCTTTTTCTTGTCGTCATCGCCCAGGTCGAGGTCCACCGTGCCAAATTCAGGCGTGTTAATCGAGCGGCTATAGCCATCGACAGTTTTCGCAATGGTTTCGAGAGTCTTGGCCCGGGAAAGCAGATCAGCTTCCGCTTGGTCGACCGCCTTCATGCCGGGACCCACCTTGGGACTGATCAGGTCACCCCGCGCACCCATCTTCACTTCGGACTTCGACTTGGAAAGGTTCGTTTTTGCGCGCTCCAGCGCCGCGCGCGCGGCAACGACGTCCGCCTTCGCAGTGGCCATCGCCTGGAGCTCGGCGGCACGGTCCGCCTTCATCTTGTCGATCAACGCCTTGCGGGCTGCGCCGGTCGCGGACACCAACTGCAGCGTGGCTGCCTGCTGTTTCTCATAAGCCGCACTGGCCCGGGCAGCCGCCTCCCGGGCCGCGCTATTGGCGGTCGTAGCGCGCGTGGACCACAGGACCAGCAACGTCAGAGCAGTTACAACAAGGCCGATCCAGCCTGCCCACACGGTCATAGCCAGGCCCACGGTTCGCAAGGCGACACTGACCCCCGATAGTGCGATAGCAAGACGGCCGAGCAGCGCGACCATGGTGCCGATCGGATTGATCAGGCCGGCCAGTACCGCTCCGAACAGGCCGAAGCCGCCACGCAGGAGGATGATAGGCGCGAGGATCTTGCCGATGCCCATCAACGCCAGGATCATCGGGCCAACCGCTGCCGTCAGCCCCCAGATGGCGACGATGACCTGACGGACCGCTAGCGGAAGCTCCGCAAACCAACGCGTGATGCTGGTCAGCGCATCTTGTACGGAAGTGAAGACGGCGAGGATACCGGTTTCGCCCATGGCAATCTTGAGTTCGTTGAACGCGTCGCTCAGCCGGTTGGACGATTCCTCGACGCCTTTCAGTTGGATTGCCAGCTTTTCGCCGGCGTCGGTCTCGCCAATCGACCGCTGGAGATCGTCAAAGGCATCGCCGCCAAGGCGCATGAGGCCGATGGCGGTGCGCATTGCGTCGGCGCCAAAAATCTCGTTCAGCACATTGGTGCGCGACCGGTCGGAAAGATTGCCGAGCTTTTCGCGCAGCATGTCGGATATCTCGGCAAGCCCCTTCATCTTGCCGGTGGCATCGTAGAAGTCGAGCCCGAGCTTCTCCATCATCGCCGCAGCCTCTTTCGACTTGGGCGTCAATGTGGTGATGAAAGTCTTGAAGCTGGTGCCTGCATCGGAACCGCTGCCAAAAAGAGCGGCTGTACCGGCCAGCGCCGTATTGAAATCCTCGAAGCTCACACCCGCCGCACCGGCCACGCCGCCGCCCTGAGCGATAGCATCCTTGAAGTCGTTGAAGCCTAGCTTCGACGCATCAAGCGAACCGGTTACCTGGTTGACTACCGCCTCCAGATCGGACGTCGACTTGTTGAACTGGGCCATAACATCGGTGACCAGCGCGGCGGACGAACCAAGCTCAGCAGCATTGGCGGCCGCCAGGCGCAAGGTCTGTTCCAATCCACCGCCCAGAATGTCGCGCGCCGACATGCCGGCCAACGCAAGCGTCTCGATACCGTCAGCCGCCTCTTTGGCTCCGCGTCCGACCTCAGGCCCGAGCTTACGGGCAGCCTGCGAAAGCGCCTCCAACTGATCGCCGCTTATACCGCGCAACGCCGCATGAACATTGTTCATGGACTTTTCGAAAGCGCCCGCACCGCGCTTGGTAACGACGGTCATGCCGGCGAATGAGGCGCTGATCGTTGCCGTCATGCCGATCGCGGCGTTGCGGATATTGCCTTCCAGTTCCTTGAACTGCGACATCACCTCTTTGGCAAAATCGGCCAGCACTTCGCGGGCGTCCTCAAACCCATCAAACCAGCCGCGCACGTCGAGCCCGAGTTCGCCATGCATGCCGCCGATTTTGAGATCGTCGCTCATTTCAGCCCCACTAAAAAGGCCGCCGAGATCATCGGCGGCCTGCTGGTTGCAGTTTAAATTGCTTGCCCACTATTGCTCTAAGGGCGCGGCAATCTCTTTCTTCTCGAATTCAGCGGCATTCTTCGCGAAGCTTTCAGCATCGACGATTTGCAAGTCAGCTCGCCCGGTCATGAAACCCGTCTTGATCATGCAACGAACATATTTCGTCTGGCCAGCCGCTACATTCACTTCAACGCTGCTGGTCTTATTGGTCAGAATATAGCTGCCGGGAGGCACCTCCCATTCAGCAAATTTCCCGCGTCCAAGTTCGACGATCTCGCGCTCATGAAAACGAATAGGGCAACCCAAGGCCATCCCCATCATGCTACCGCCGCGATACATTACGATTTTTGCCCGTTCTGGCGGAGCAGCGGTGGAGACAGAGGACGTCGGAACCTCGCCAGCTTGAGCCGCCAACAGCATAATCGCGATAATCATGTTCTTTCCCTCCCTGTAACGGGAGAGATGTAGCGCTCAGTCTAACTTCACGCCACTTTCCTGATTTTGATCGGCGCCCCGGCCGCCTTCATTGCCTGGAAGGCGGCGAGCATTTCATCGGTGGACTGTTTCTGGTTAGGCCGCGCCGGCTTCGTCAGTTCGTCGAGCGAAGGCAGCGGCTTGTTCTTAGGGTAGCGGTGCAGGGCTGCGGTCAAACGAGCCTGGAACGTGGCTACATCATGCTCCCGGCGGCAAGCGGCGCGATATCCGCGCAGTGTCGCCGCCAGGACGCGAGGGGTCTGGTGCCAGAACGCATCGGGGTCGCGCCCCGATTGCGCCCATAGGGTCAGGAGTTTGATCCAGTCCCAGCCCTTTTCCTCCGCGCCTTTCCCACCGCACTCTCGTCTTGGTCGCTGTCAGCTTTGCTGGGCATGGCTGCCTGCAAGGCGGAACGGAGAGCATTTTTGATGCCCTCCAAACCGGCGTCGGACATGATTTCGCCCGCTTCGGCAAGCGACGTCTTGGGATGGTGGGTTTGGAGGCCGGCGCAGAAGATCGAGCGGAGCAGCCTGAAGCTCGGCTTGTCCTGGATCTGCTCGATCAGCTCGGCCACGCCAAAACCGGTTTCGTCTTCCAACTCGCAGAAGGCGTTGACGTCGAAGACGAGGGTGAAGGTGGAGACGCCGGCCTTGAACGACGCCTCCCCACGCAGCGGGTTATTCACCGGCCGCCTCCGTTTCCTCGCTCGACCATTTCACCCGCAGAGTGCCGGTGCGGCGATCGAGCATCGGGTTCGAGCGCACATAGTTGCGCACGATCAGCTCGCCGGAAATTTCCCAGGTGCCGTCGCCGTTCACCAGCACGATCTTGTACTGGAGCGGCCTGCCATAGGCTTTCGCCTTGCGGCAAAGGATATCGGTCGGCGAGCCGGGGATGTAGTTCATCACCAGGTCGGCTTCCTCGCCGTCCTTCAGCGGAGCATTGATGTAGCTCTTGTAGCCGATCGTCTTCATGTGGCTGGTCTCGACCAGATCGGCCGTGCCCTCGGGCAGCGGAACCTCGGTCAGCTCGCCCAGTTCAACGAGAGCCGGGGTGCCGAGCGTCGGATCCCACAGCCAGAATTCGGTCAAATGACCGGTTTCAACGTCACTCATGTCAGGAGCCTCCTTCAGGCCGGTGAAAAGCGGATGATAAAATCGGTGGATGTCCGGTAGATCGGGCCATTGGCCGCTGACTCGCTCAGATCGCGCGAGCCGTAAATCGACGCAGGACGAAAGTAGAAACCATGATTGCGATAACGAGGCTGTAGCGCCGTGATGATGGCGTCGCGCAGCTGCTGGGCGGAGATCACGCTGTTGGCGTAGGTATCGACCTGCAAGCGCCTGAATTGTAGTGCCTGAAGACCTTTCATCGTCTCAGCTACTGTCGCCGACACCCACGTCAGGATGATCGCTGGCAAGCCAGAGCCCTGCGGCCGCAGAACCCAGAAAACCGCCTTGGAATTCTCATAATCCGCCAGTTTGGCGACGACGGGCGCCGCCTCGACAAGACGAAGCCGCAGAACATCCTCAACGTCCATGATCAAGCAGCTTTCTTGATTTCGGCCCAGAGGGAATGCCCCATAGCGCGGCGCACTTCTTCACGGCTATTGTCGAGTGCCGGGCGCATGAACGGATGCGCCGCCGAGTGAGACGTGCCGAATTCCACCATGTGACCGTAAAAGCCCTCGCGGCGCGAGGGTCCGATATAGACCGTGGAGAAGAAGCGCCGCTGCGATACGGCCGACGAATTCAGCCCGCCGTCGAAACTGATTATGATGCTGTCCTGAAGGTTGCCCGTCAGAACCGGTACAAGCCGCTTCGCTTCCGCCTGGACGATCTTAGCGCCAGCCATCAGTGAGCGTTCCCGCGCGTCCGGCGACACTGCATCACGGATCGCGACCAGCTTGCGGTCCATCGCGGCCAAGCCGACAAACTTCAATTTGGCACACTCTCAGCTGTAATGCGGAAGCCCTCATTGGCGCCCAGCGGCACAATCGCGCGGATGTCCCACGCGGGCCACTTTTCTGGATCGGCACCACGAATGGGGAAATACAGCCGATTTTGAACCGTCAGCGATCGGGTGATGCTGTTGTCCAACACGTCGAACGATGCCATTTGCGTAGCCCCATCTTCAGCGGATGCGCGCTGCTCATCGCCCGAGCCGAAGTAAATGCTCGCGCTGGCCTTACCGAGCAGCGCCCATTGTTCTCCGACTGTGGCATGTCCGCGTCCGTCTATGCCGGCAACCTTCTTCTTGAAGGCAATGCGCTTGTTCCGGCGTCCCGAATCTAGCGACATCAGACGTAGACCCGAAATGGCGACAGAAGGTTCTGCACTGTCGTCGACATCGGCACGGCTTGCATCGCGGCACCGGTCGCGATCGTGGCACGCGCATGCCACATATCCCCCACCATCAGCAGGATCGCCTGCTTGATCGGCTCAGGCACGTTCGGCTCGACCGGATCGGCGTCGGGATCGATGGCATAGCCGGCGCGGTAGCGGATGCGCACGGTCTCGGCGTGGCCTCGATAGGCGCCCGGCGTCGGCCAGGACTTACCCCAAGCGCAGCCCAGATCACGGCCGAAAAGCTCATAGGTTTCTGGATCGACCAGCACAGGCTGGCCAGCGCCGTCGAGATAATGGACCGACACGATGTCCACGATCGGCTGATAGGGCAGCCGGATCAGATCGCAGAAACCGCACGTGCGGGCTTCCAGTGTCTGGAGGCCAAGCGCCCGCCCAAGCCAGCCGTCAGGGCCGTCGATATGCTGGGTCGCGGCCTTCACCAGCCGCTTGACCATGTCGCGCTGCTCTTCATCGCCATCGAGGCGCAAATGCTGGTCAGCCTCCTCCCACGTCACGATCGGCGCGGGAGGAGTGATGACGATGATGCGCATCAGGCGATGACCGTAGCCGTCTCAGCCGACACCGATTTGACGGTGTTGGCGGTGTTGAGGGCATTGGTGGCCGTCACCTCATAGGTGATCTTGGCACCGACGTCTCCCGCCTGAACGACATAGGTGGCTGCGGTCGCGCCGGAGATTGCCGCGCCATTGCGCAGCCA